TTATCAAGACACGAGGTTGATTTAGAAAGTTCAAAAGGATATGGTGATGGATGTGGTAAATTGATGTATGATTCTTGGGGTGGTAAATCTGCTTTATCTTGGGCTGAAAGTAAATTAAATAATTTTGGTTACGATGTAAGTACAATAGGTGGATATGCAGATCCTAATATCAAAAAGAAAAAGAAACAAAAGAAGTTTGCTGCTGATGAAGAAAAACGTACAATAGTAGGACCTGCAATGGTTCCTGATTTACGTATCCCACGTCGCACAAAAGATGGTGATATGTATGAGGTTTATTTCAGTGCAGATACTATCAAAATGATAGCAGAAAAGTATATGAAGAACCAATACACACGTAATAACGATTTGATGCACGATGGTACTGCAGTAAAAGATGTATATGTTATTGAGAGTTGGATAAAGGAAGACGACAATGATAAATCAACAAAATATGGATTTGGCGATTTGAAAATCGGTACGTGGTTTGTCGCAATGAAGATAGCTAAAACTCCTGAAGGTGATAAGGTTTGGGAGATGGTTAAGTCAGGTGAATTGGCAGGATATAGCGTGTCAGGATGGTTTGAAGAAGTGGCTGCGTTCTGTCGTGAAGAAATGTTTTTACATAAAGTTGTAGAAATATTAAAAAAATATGACTAAAAGTGGGAATATATACACATTTATATATTTAGTATTAGAATTAATAAATAAATAAAACAAAATAGATTATGTCTAAATCAAAAAACGCTGTAAATGAAATTAAGAAATTAATGGTTCAGTTTGGTTTTATGACGGAAGAAGCTACACCTCTATCATTCAAATTAGTAGACGGAACAAGTATTAACGCAGAAGCGTTAGAAATTGGTAAGTCAGTTGTTAAAATCAACGAAGAATTTGAAGCAGTATCTTTAGAAGACGGAACTTACCGTACTAAAGATAATTTTGAGATTGAAGTTTCTAACGGTGAAATTACTGCTGTTAAAGAGATTTTCGTTGAAGCAAAATTGAAAGATGGTACAATCGTTAAGGTAGAAGGTGAAAGTTTGGCTGAAGGTGCTGCTGTTAAAGTAGTAACTGAAGATATGCCAGATGGTATAGCTGCTCCTGATGGTGTCCATATGTTAGAAGACGGAACTGAAATTGAAACTAAAGAAGGTTTAATCGTTTCTGTAAAAGAAGCTATTAAAGAAGGTGACGCTGAAGTAGATGCTTCAGTAGACGAGATGCCTGAAGGTGTAGATGGTGGTGACCCAATTCAAATTGAATTAATAGAAATGTTAAAAGATTTTATGAAGAAAATGGCTGAGAAAATGTCTCAAATGGAGAACAAAATGTACTCAGTTGAAAATGAATTTAACGCTTTCAAAAAAGAACCTGCTGCTAAGAAAATAGCTGACGGTAAAACAGAATTTAATAATGTTTCTGATGCTGAAGATAAAGTGTCATCACTAATGGCTTTTAGAAACGCAAATAAAAAATAATTAAAAAACAAAAAAAAACGAATTATGAAGATTTATTCAAAAGACGAATTTAGTTATGTAGTTTCAAGTATCACTGGTTTCACAGATCAGTCTTCTCAAGAAATTATAGCTAAAGCTCTTATCGGAGCAACAACTCCTGCAAACACAACTATCAAATTAGGTGTTCGCGGAACACAACAAATCCAATTGTTAAACTCAGCTCCAAGTTTCCAAACTGGTGCTTGTGGATGGAACGCAAGTGGTACAACCACTTTCACTCAAGTTAGTTTAGCATCTCAACACGAGAAGGTACAAGAAGAATTATGTTTCCAACAATTATGGGATACATATCAATCATTATTGTTACCTGCAGGTCAGAGCCCTGAAACTGTGCCATTTCTTACACAGATTATAGATTTAAAAGTGAAGCAAATTCAACAACGTATTGAAACAAAATTATGGGGTGCTTTAACAGCATCAGGAGATACTTTCAATGGTTTCAATTACTTAATTTCTACAGGACAAACATCTGTAGCTAATTCATCAGGAACAACATTTAGTTCAACTGCTTCATATGGTACTTCAGGTAACCCAATCACAGAAGTAGATAAATTAATTTCTGCTTTATCTGATGATGCTTTAGTATTTGATGACTTAGTAGTATTTATGTCTTACTCTAACTTCAGATTATACAATCAGGCTTTAGTAAAAGCTAACTTCTTCCAAAACTACATTGGTACAACTAATGTGACTAACAATATGAGTGCAATCCACCCATCAACTAACGTGAAAGTCTTACCTACATTAGGTTTGGCGAATAGTGGTAAAGTTGTAATTGGACCTGCATCTTATATGTTCTGCGGATTTGACTTAATGTCAGATCACGAGAAGATGGATGCGTTTTGGAGCCGTGATTTTGATGTATTAAAAATTAAAGCTAACTACAGTTACGCTGCACAGATTGCATCATTTTCTGGAATTAACTACTTCGCAACAAATAACGTTGCTTAGTTTTAAAATAGATTAAAAAAACAAAAGGGGTGAAAGTCCCCTTTATAAAAAACAAAAAAATTAAATTAAAAATATTATGAGTTGTTTTATTTCAAGTGGAGTAGCAATTGGATGTTCTGATAGTATTGGTGGCGTGAAAAAGATTTACGTTGCTGGACAATCTGGTTACACATCTGGTTATACTTATTCTACAACAGGTGTTACTACTGGTTCAGTTACTGGTGCAACAGATAGTGGAGATGTTACTTATTACGCGTTCGAAATGAAGCGTGGTGTTTCATCTTATGTTCAAACTACAACCAAAAATTACGAAAATGGTACAGTATATTGGGAACAAGTACTTACTGCGGTATTAAATAAAATGGATGCTGAAAAACGCAATCAATTAAAACTTTTAGGACAAAACGATACGTTACAAATTTTGGTTGTAGATCAAAACGATAATGTATATGTAATGGGACAAGTTAATTATGCATATTTATCAGGTGGTGATGCAAACACAGGTTTGGCACTAGCGGATAGGAATGGTATGACACTTGTTTTTACATCGCAAGAACAAGAGCCTTCAAGATTATTAGCTGGACCTTCAGGTTATACAGGTACAACACCTGAGGAGTTAATTGCTGCTGTATTTACACAATCAACGATTGAAGGTTAATATTCGTCCAATTGGACAATTTCTATATCTGAATCTAATGAAAAGGGGACTTTATGTCCCTTTTTTTATGTTATACACTTCCAAATCAATTTTTTTTATATTTAGTAATATATGATAATATTAAATAAGGGACAGGTTAATGAATTGGTATTGAATATCAATAATAACTCAAGAACCGACTTTTCGGGATATACCCTAACATTTTTACATATTTTATCTCAGGAAGAAAAATCCTATACTGTTAGTACGTCTAATCCATTACAATTTGCTGAGAACATTAGATACTGCGAAATAGTATTAGATTTTGCAACAGATGATTTAAATTACGAGGGACAATACCAACTTAATATTTATGGTAATGGTACTACTTTAGTTTATGTAGGTATGGCTAGATTGAATGGTACTACAGAACAAGGTAACACATTTACTTCTTACAATTCTCCTGATGAAGATAATTCCAATTACATATACATACAAGATTAATTATGAGTGAAGAAAAACAAAAATACCGATTAGCAAAAAGTGACTTTAGACAAGAACCATTACTTCCAATATTCAGTGAAGTATTTAATCGTTTAGACTACGTACTATACGGTGAAGGTAACTTGATGCCACAATATCTTATATCAAGGTATAACAACTGCGCAATCCATAAGGCTATCATTACCTCAAAAAAAGAACAGATATTAGGTGATGGTATTGTTTCATTAAACAACCCAATGGTAACCGTTAATTTAGTTAATGATAGTGAAGACATTACAGATGTACTTGAAAAATGTGCGTTAGATTTAGTATTGTTCGGTGGTTTTGCAGTAAATGTAATTTGGAGTAAAGATAGAGAAACTATTGCTGAAATATATCATATTGATTTTTCTAGAATTAGAAGTGGTAAGATTAATCCTGAGACAGATAAAATTGAAAAATATTTCTACTGCGCAGATTGGAGTAACATTAAGAAATTCAAGGTAGATGAGTATCCTACTTTCAGTCAGAAAGATAAAAACCCATCTCAAATATATTATTACAAACAATATTCACCATCACAATCTTACTACCCACATCCTGATTATTCAGGTGGACTTGCGGCAATTGAAATTGATGTGAACATAAAAGAGTTTCACGCTAATAATTTAAAGAATGGTATGTTACCTTCTTTATGGATTAATATGAATAACGGGATTCCTGGTGAAGAAGAACAACGTATTGTTACAAGAGCTTTAGAGAGTCAATTTACGAGCGTTAATAACGCAGGTAGACCTATTATCTCTTTTAACGAAAGCAAGGAATTAAGCCCTGAAATAACGCAAATAGCTACATCAGGTAATGATCAGTACTATCAAACAATTTATGATGATATTGTTCGTTCTATTTTGTCTGCACATCGTATTTCAAGTGGTGAGTTATTCGGAATTAGCACTGCAAACAAGTTAGGCTCTAAAGATGAAATTAACACCCATATTGAGTACATCCGTAAGACGGTGATACAACCATACCAAAAACAATTATTGGGCGTATTTGACAAGCTATTGACGCTTAAAACAGGTGTCCCAACAACATTAGAAATAAAACCAATGAGTGTATATCTAGAAGGTGATTTAGTTGAACAACCTACAGTAGTGGACACTCCAACAACCCCAACACAAATATAATATGGCTAACGTACTACTTGTAAGCGAGAACAAAATTAAAGCTTTCACTAATCTTAATAAAAATTGTGATTTAGATACAATACGTGCTGAGATAGGTATAAGCCAAGATTTGCACTTGCAACCACTATTAGGAACTTTATTTTATGAACATTTATTAGATCAGGTAAGTGCAACAGGAAATACTTTTAACAATAATGAATTAACATTAGTGAATGACTACATA